AATATAATGTTGAATTATTTAATCCACCAATAGCATTAGAGCCAGCATAATAATAAATTGGATCAGCAGTTGATAAACCGTGTGATGAAATTGTGATTGTATTATTTGTGGTATTTACGTTTGAAGAATTAGATGTAAAAGAAATTGATTGTTGAATAATATTTTTTGTAGTGTCAGACTTACCGCCTATAATATGTCTATGCCAGGCGACAACATTCTCTAATCTATTATAAGTTAAACCAGTTAAAATTCCATCTGTTCTTGCTCCCCAAACAACTGAATATGGCTCTTGTTGGTAATCCATTTGAGTAATACCACTTTCAGTTATATGTTCAGAAAGAATAGTTAAATCTGGAGCAACATAACCATCGGTATCAAAATTATAAGCAAGTTCTCTCATTTTTCTTTTTGCTCTTTGTAAAAAGATAGTTGCGTTACCAATAGATAAAGCATCTACTCCCGCTGAACCATAGTTGGATTGTTTAATGATTGAAATATTTGTCGGTGTGATTGCAGATGCGGTTCCAGCAGAGACAGCATATTCTCCACCCGTTGTCATTACAATTAAAGTTCTCGTTGCCTTCATAGCTTTAATCGCATTAACCTGGTTGGATGCAATAGTATAAATCATAGCATCGTCAGCATCAGTTCCAGCTGTCATATTCTCATAATCTCCAGACTTTGAGAAAAACATAGTTTGTGGTTGATCGGATGTTCCAGCAAATACTAATCTTTGTTGAAAAAATGTAACTACCGAAGGATGACCCGTGGTATCCGAAAAAGAACCTAGATTAAATGCTGCTGTTGCATCGGTATTAGTAAATGCTTTAGTGATTGTGCAAACTACAACGGTTGTGTTAGTTCGTGCTGTAATTACAGCCTCGCCACTATTAAATTTTAAAATTCTTCCAACGTCTGTTGTTTGCCAGCCATCGCCACCATTTATTCCTGTGGTTGAGCTAGCAGTTATATTAACACCCGTTCCAGTTCCAGAGGATGCTGGAGTTAAAGTTGTTGCTGTAGTGTTGGTATCCATGTAGGGACCAGTTTCAGCAAAGTCTACTTCTGAAAGTGTCCAGGATGTATGACCCGTTCTGGATAATTTAGATGCCTCATGAGATGGATGGCAGATATACATAACGTCAGCGGATTGTGCAAATTTTAAATCAAATAATTGTGCTGTCGTATAACTGGTTGTGATTTGGTAAATTCTATTGGCTACACCAGCGGATGAATAAGCAGTATAACCAGAAGAATTTATATCTGTGCCATCAACATCTTGCAGTTCAAAAGTATTAGTAGTTTTATCTGCTACTTTAAAAGTTTTACCATTTACTTCTGTCATTCCAACAACAGATGAGATAGTTACAAAATCTCCATTTGAATAACCATGAGAGTTAGATGTAACTACAGCTGGATTAGCAGCAGTAATTCCAGTAATAGTTTTATTAGCCTCTACAATTTGACCGTCATCTTTAAAGAAACGAATATATTGATTGCCAAATTCTAAAATGTAAGTTTGTTCAGTTGAAAATGTAAAAGGAATAAGTCTTGTTTTGTTTGCGGATGTTTTTATTTCAGATACAAAATAAGTTCCTGGTCGTCTTGTTATTGGTCCATGTGGCATAACCACAAAGTTTTCAATATTCGTTGCACCATTAAAGTATTTTGCAAAATCTGTTCTTCCCTCCATAGAAGAGGAAAGCTCCCCAGCCGTAAAGCTAGGGATGCTTAAAAGTTGTTTTCCCATATTTAGTATCTACTATTTAAAAAATCTTCAGTTATGATTTGATCTGTTGGAGCTAATTCTGGGTTAGTATTGTAACCTTCAGAACTATCTGCGTGTCTTGCCTCTGATAATTTAGCTTGATATTTTTCTGCCATTAGTTTTGCAACTTGTAGATTGGCAGTTATAGCATAAGCTATATCCTGTGCTAAATGTGCAGAGATAGTTTCTCTTAATAAAACATCTAATTCGTTGACATCTGTTATTTGTGCTAAATAAATTAAATAAACAGAACTTTCACTAATTAATAATTTTCTACCTTCAACTTTATAATCGGAATTATAATCTTTAATTCCTAAAATTCTTAAACAATCTGCGGGTAAAGTATATTGATAATCAAAACCCCAGGCTGGAGTATCGCTATCTTGTGCTAATTGAACTCTTTTAATTAAACAATTCCAAGGATGAGATCTATAAACTGCATCTCTAATTGTTGTATATCTTTCATTGCATAGTCTAGCATTTTTACTATCGTCTGTAAGAGCTGTAATTGAACTTGCTCCTAATTGATTTAATGCTGAATTACAAATTTGAACCACACTAGCCATCTAGTCTCCTAAAAATAATTTTTTTTGTAAAGCATCTTAGGCGGGTTCCACTCTCGCTTTCCCCGCCTAAAATTCTATTTACTCTAGTTTACAACGTAATGAATGTTGAACGACATATCGCCTTCAGTTCCACCCGCAGCAGCCATAGTAGCCGCTATGTAGTAGTAACCTCCAGGATCAGTTGACGCTCCAGCCATTTCCCACATTGTTGAACCAGCAGTATTGATGTTAGCAGCCTCAAATCTTACATCTGCCATAGCAGCAGCATCAGCCACCGCAGTTGCAAAGTAATCTTCATCAACTACTGTTCCATCAGTTTGATAAATCCCAACATTGAAAGTACATGAACCCCCAAGTGTATCTGAACCGATCCAGATTTGCGGAACGGTTGCATTACTTGGTATAGGTGCAAGCATAACAATATCGTCATCATCACTATCTCCAGCCGCAACAACTATAGTACCTTGAGCTACACGAACTACTCCGTGTAAAAGTGCTGTGTTGTTAAGAACTTGAGGCGTAGCTTCAAAGTTTGCTACTAAGTCTGAGTTTTTAGTTCCCATGATTTATTTCCTCTCTATTGATTATGCTTCATGACAAGGGATTTGCACAACTTTTTCTTCTTCCATTCTAACGGCTCCCAAACTCATCGCATAATAAACTTGCGTACTATACGATTTGTCAGCACGTTCCGAAATTTTTGCCGATATATCTTTTCCGATACCTAACTTGATGGCATCTTCAGTATATGCAAAAACTAATCTGTCAGAAGTGTACGTTGCATCCTTGTTCAATCTTGTTGACATTATGAACTCAAAACCTAAGTAGGAATTGATACTACCTTCAGCAAGAGCTTTAACTGTATTATAGTCAGAGCTAGTTACTTGAGTAGTTCCTAATAGATCTGAGATCTGTTGTGGTCCACATACGACATATCTCTTCAATGAAGGGTCAACATCGTTGTTATCTAAGATTTTCTTCGCTGCTAAAAGTTTAGCAATCGTCAAACCGTCTGATTGGTCTGAAGTCGCAGTCTTTTGCGTTGAAGGTAAAGCTGTAGATGTACCACCAGCAACACCAGTATCAGCCGATGCGTTGAACGCTGTAATAATTACATCATCCATTGCACGGTTCATAGCTGCTGCCGCTGCTTTAGCATATGAGCTAGTTGGGTCTACAAGCATTCTAACTTTGTCGACATCGTCAACTAAGTCAGCCCATTCATAGTCAGCCAAGCTCAATCTTCTTCTGCTGTGAGGAGTATCTATTTGAGGAGTGTCTCCATGACGTGAAGTTCTCAACTGCGCAGCTGTAACTCCTACTTGGTCAAAGAAAGCATTTTTTCCTCTAACAGTTTCCACATCAACAGAACCTCTAAGTTTACTTCCCATTTGTTGAGAAAGCATAGCAATATTCGAGCTATACTGTTCAACGAAAGAAGTAGTAATTTGAATAGACATACTATTCTCCTTATGGTTGGTTATTGTTAATGTTAAGCGGCTGATTATCCTTACGGGTCGAAACCTCGATTTCAGTTCTCCTGGAACCTATACTTTCATAGTGTCAACTAGGGTCTGTCGATTATCCTAATTATTTTCAGCTATACAGAATTTTTTTGTTCTCGTAAAGCTAAAACTTCTTTAACAGCTAGTTCATGGTTGGGATGTCTTTTATCCCAGTATGCTGAACCTTGTTGTGTTAATTCTCCAATTTGTTTTTCTAATTGTGCTGGTGTTTGATAAGCTGGTCCAGATGCTTGTGTTATATTATCTTCTCCCATCTTATCAGCTAATGTAGCAAATGCTTTAATAAATGTTGGATGATCTCCAATTTTAGTTCCATCTGCTAAATTTTTATTTAAAAAATCTTCATCAAAAACTTGTAAAGCAACATGAGCAGATTTAATAGTTTGCTGTTTATATGCTTGACCCCACTCTTTTTTAAGAGATGTTTCGCTTTCTTGTCTAGCATTTTCAGCTACTATATCAGCATCTTGTTGCTGTTGAGCTGCCATATCATTATAAAATTTAACTATACCACTTGCTTGATTAGGTAATAATCCTAACTTGTGAGCTTGGTCGGAAAAATTTTTTAAAGCATCTTCATTTATTTTAACATCTTCTCCTAGATCATATTTATATCCAGTTGCATCCTTTGGTCTACCTAGTTTTTCATAAACTGCATCCCAATCTTTTTCTGTTGCAAATTTATTAGGTACAGGAATTTTATCTGAACCTACTAGCTTTTGTGCGTGGACATAACTTTTTGCTAGGCTTTCAATATCTTTAATATTTTCTAAAGATTTGTCTGCTTTTATTTCATCGGAAAGACTTGCTTTCCAATCTGTACTTGTTGGAGTTTCTGTTTTAGGATCTCCAGATAACACCGTGGTATCAGTTTGAACTTCTGGTGTTACTACCTCTTGATTTTCGCTTGACATATTATTCTCCTTTTTTGTTAAGCATATTTTTAATAAACAAGACTACTGATCTTGTTCCTTCTAAAAATGCAGTCTCATGGCTATCTCCTTTAACGTGAGTAGTTGTATGAAAGCTACATCTTTTTTCCAAATCAGAAAGCACTCGTTCTCCAGCCTCCGATTTAAAAACTGTTTTATAATCTATTCCTAATTGTTTAAGTTCTTTTTGATCCATTACTCAACCGCCTTTAGAGCTGGTGCAATTTTACCCGCACTCTCAGCAACAGCTTGAGCTTGTTGTAATTGTTGCATCTGCATCTCGGCTTGTTGTTTTTGTTCTTGAATAGATCTTACTTCTGCTTTTGATCTCATAATTTTAGCTGGTAAACCTAAAACATTTTTAATGTGGTCGACTAAACCATCTATATCTATGTAATCAAATACTGGTGCAATATTCTGCATTGAACCAAATATTTCTATTCCTCTCATAACAGATGATAACTCTTGTGTCTTTTGAGCTTTGGCTAATGGAGATACATATTCTATCTCAACATCCTGGTCGCCAATCTCTTCTGGTATTGGAGGTAATTTATTATTTTTTAATAATAAATTAAAAGCTCTAGTAATTAATGGTTGTAGTAATTCACTTTGTAATCTTCCTAATACTGGACCCAGTAATCTCATCTTCTCTTCAGTTCTTTGCATAACCTCTGTTGCGGTCATGTTTTGACCTTGTACCATCATTAACTGGTCGACAAAGAAATTTTCTCTAATTGCTTTTCTTCTTTGCTCTTCCATTTGAATACCCACAGGAGCATTCGATCCAACTTGTAATGGTTCAATTCTATCTCTGGTTCCAGATCTATAAAAATTTAATCCACCAGGTACAGTTCTAATGGGTAAAATAAAACCATCATCAGGAACCATTAATGGTGGGTCAATTTGTTTTTGAGCTGCTTTAATAGATGTTTTAGACATTGTGTTTAACATCTTGGTATCTGGTAAAGCATTCATCGCTGGCGATCTGCCATAGATTTCATTGGATGAAGATTTTAAATATCTAGGTACAACGTATGGAAATTCTCTAAATCCACTTTCTCTTAAAATAGCTCCTGTCTCTTGATGAATATGGCATGAGATATAATCCATATTATCTTTATTCTGATAACCCATTGGAGTATCAGATTTATGTACCGTATGAAGAATAACACTATCCTCAAAAGGTTTATTCTTTACTGCCTCCTGTAATCCTCTTGGCAGTTCTACATCTGGATACATTAAAGGAATATTTTTATTTTTAAGATGAAACCTTCTTAATAAGCTGTCAACAAAACCTTTTTCATTTTCAGTAATAAATATTTCTGAAATATGTAAAGTTTTAAATCTTAAGTCATCCTTAATATCATCTGTAATAAACATCGCAGATGTACCAAAAGCTAATAGCTCATGGTAAAGTTCAAAAATTTCTTGTTGAAAATTTGAACGAGCAAATACTTGCTGCATAATTTTTGCACAGCTCTCTAACCATTCTACTGCTGTATCATCTTGGTTAGTTGCCTCGTTTCTAAATTTTAAAACGAACCACGGAGAAATTGTGTTAGTTAGCATACCATTTAAGCTAGCAGATAATAATTCTAATGCGTGAGTAGCTGTACCATCATAAATCTGATCGTGTCGTTTATCGCCTTTAGTTCTTTTAATAGTAATATTGGATTTTCTTGGTAAAAAATAATCTGCAATCTCTTGCCAATGCTCTTCCCAAGTAACTCTTTGAGTTTTTAAAGTATTATATTTATCAATAATTTCTTTTGCTTTTTTTTCTACTGCCATTTTTTATCCTAATGTTTTTCTTTTGATTGTTAAATTTTGATCTCCTAATCCTTTTGCAGAAGTTAAAATATTTGAAGTTCTACCTTTTTTTTGAGTTGCAAGTAAAGTTTCATCAGCCGACATTGTGGTAGCTGTTGCTTGATCCATTTCTGCTTTTGTTGGAGATGCTGTAACCGCAGACGTACCTACTCCTTCAACATAAGTAGTTTTTGGTGCTTGTGTTAAAATAGGTTGGTTGTTATTATCATCTCTTCCAGAATAAACATTGCCATAAGCATCTGTTTTACCTGACGTTCTATCTGCCATATAACCAGCATAAATTTTATTTTGCTCATCAATAGATAAACTTTCAAATTGTCGTTTATTATAACCAAAATTTTTTTTACCTCTTGTAGATGTAAGAACTTTATCTGTAAAATAATCTCTTGTTCTTCTTGAACCAGCTTTAAACAATGATCCAAATGGTCGTACAAAAAGTGGAGCTTTTTTTAAATTTTTATCAATATTTCTTGCTCCGCTTTCTCTAAATTCATGTCTCTTTGCGGTTTGTTTTGCATCCGCAACAGTTCCATATTGTTTAACAGTTCTT